AGGGACGGAAGGCGCTGCGGTGGTCGCTCGGCGTACAGCCGACCGGGAGGGCGTTCCCCGGAGTGCTTTTTCTGATCGGGGCGCTTGGAGAGCATGCCCGACCACTCTTGATGCCATTCAAGGAGTCCGATCTGAGCACAGGCACGCTAACTGCAATTCGGGCTGCCTGGAACCACACGTTCGCGCACACGTTCGTGTATTGACAACGTGCATACAGGTGGGCATAAAACCCGTGTCGTCTCCAAGGGGAGAGGGGGAGCCCAAGAGCGCTCCCATTGGAACGACCAATCAATATAACTCATAAATGCCATAAATAAAAAGTCCGAACAGGAGAAAATCAGATGAGCGCCGCCCTCGCAAAGAGTCGGGCACACCATGAGAAGGAAACCAGACGCGACGCTGTAATAAACGTAAGAATTCCGAGCAAGACAAAGGAACTCATTGATACGGCCGCGGCCGTCATGGGAAAGACGAGAACTGAATTTGTTTTGGAAAGTGCGAAGCAGCATGCGGTCGATGTCCTTCTCGATCAACGGCTATTTTCGCTGCCTGAGCAGCAGTTCGAAGCCTTCCTGGAAGTGCTCGACAACCCACCACCCCCTGTGCAGAAGCTCAGGGACTTGTTCAACGAGAAGGACCCATGGGAACGATAACGCCTATCGGAAGCTCAAAGGCGCGGTCGGCTATCATGCCCCCCGCGCCTTTGAGCCAGGAACATGGATTGCACGAGTTTAGATGCGGAAAAGAGCCGCTAGATGATTGGCTGAGGCGCCACGCGGTCAAACAAGAGGCGAAGACCGCTCGGACATATGTTGTTTGCTTGGGAAATACTGTTGTAGGGTATTATACATTCGCCAACGGCGCTGTTCGGATTGATGAACTTCCGAAACGCCTACGTCGCAACGTTCCGCTCCTCGTCCCCACCACCCTCCTTGCGAGGTTAGCGGTCGACGAGCGCTTTCAGGGAATGGGAATCGGAAAGGCCCTTCTGAAAGACGCCTTTGGGCGGGCCGTCCACGCCAGCAAGATTGTCGGTAGTCGCGCCGTGATGGTGCACGCAATCGACGATGAAGCAGCGGCCTTTTATGCGAGCTATGGCTTTCAACAATTTCCCGAAGGAACGCGAACCTTTTTCCTCCCGATGGAAACCGTCGCCGCCGCCGTCGGAGTCTAGCTGCCCCGGGACGCGATTCCGTGAGGCGATGCACTACGTCGCCCTCTATGGGCAGGACGGTCTGGTTGAGGCTCATGTGTGGGAAGGCGATCCAACCTCGAAGCCGCCGCCCGGGCATGCATAAGCGGCCAGTCGCAAGCGCTCGTCAGAGTGCGTATCGGATGACGCGTTTCGTTTTCTTGCAAACGGAGCACTCACCGGGCCGCCTGTCGAACATTGGAGCTTCGGCCAGCCGGCGCGTCTTATGATTGGCGTGCTGCCGTATGGTGAGTTCGAGCAATTCGGTGACACAATCATCGCACACTGCCTCTGGCGCGCGCGATCGGATCAGGTGCTCCACATCATCCAGAACCGTCACGATAGCCCCCGTTCCCACGGTTTGGGACGGGCCTGATGATAGGCGCTGCGGGGCTTCGGTCAAGTTTCGCGACACTCAATCGCGTACTGTGAACCATCGTTCCGCCACGTCGGCCGCGCGCTCGGGCTCGCTTCGCATCATCTCGACGCAGAACTGCCGCAAGGCGGTGCTTTCCGGCCGGGCAGATGACTGAACAGCGCTTCGGGTTGGAGTTCGATGCGACCGCCGCAGCTCGAGCAGCGCAACGGCCGACGCCATAGCCGTTCGGGCGGCGACGTGATCTCGCCGGAATGGCCGCAGGCGCAGGACAGCGAGAACGTGCGTGCCGGGCCCTCTCCCCATGGTGGGTAATCACCGGGTGTGAGTTCTGCACGCTGCTGGTTCTTCCAATCGGCAAAAGCTCGATCGGCGATAGAGCGTCGTTTCTGCTTGTCGCGAGGGAATGTCGTTGGGAACCGCTTGCCTGGGCCATGGAGGCGTTCCCAATAGGCGTCCAGCTCTGCAAGGCGCTCTTCATGCGCCTCGCGTGACAACCGCCCACGATCATTCGGGTCAAGGCGGCGACCCTTTCCAGCCCTGGCCTCAACAGCTGCTATCGCGGCTTCGACGGATATCTCAAACCACTCGCCATGCGTTCGGCAATGATCAAGGTCGCGGTGAATCATCTGTTCAATATCGCGCGCCTTCCTGACGGCAACGACGAATTCGAGATGAAGATCGACCGGAGAAGACGACCTCAAATTGCAAAGGCGATCTTGCGGACGGTGGGAATAGCCGATCTTTACTCGGCCGCCGGTGGCGCTGATCACGTAAATGTAGCTCTTCATGCTGCATTGATGATCAGGTCGAGACACTCTTCGCACCGCACACGGGAATCGTCCAGGCACGACTTGCTCAGCACTTGTCAAGCACGACGCATAGCGGCATGTCGTAACGGATGCGAAACGATAACGCATTGAGATAACAAAGAAACGGCCCCGCACGCGCAAGCAAATCGCCCTGTGCGGTGCCGCCGAAGCCGAAAAAAACGATCCTCCTCGCGCGACCAACCACGCGCGTTCTTCTCGCCGGTGGCGAGCGACCAGCGAGCCAGCCGAGCGGAAGCGAAGGCAGGCGATCCAACCTCTCCACCATGAGCAAGCCCGCGGTCCCTCCGATCAACTCATCCGGCAAGACGCTCCTGGCGATCCCGCGCGTCCGCCAGCTCCTCAACCTCCTGATCGAGGGTGAACGCCTCGAAGACGCCGCCGACAAGGTCGGCATCCGGCGCCACCGCGCTCGCCTCATCATGCGCGACCCGGCTGTCCGCAGGCAGTTCATGCGCGAGATTGAGGTGCTCGCCGAGAGCGAGAGGGCCCGCAACATCCTGCTGCGCCGGACGGTGCGAGACCGCGGCCTCGAGCCGGGTGCCACGGCCGCGACGATGAAGGTCGCTCTGGAGGCCGCGCGCGCGCTCGACGGCTCCGAGGAAGGCAGCGGCATCACGATCAACGGCGGCCAGAACGTCATTGCAGGCTACGTCATCCGCCTGGACGGGCCGGCTGAGGGGCCGCGCTCGGTCGGGTTGTCGGGAACGGATTCCGGCAAGCCCTTGATCGAGCACGACGAATGACGATGGTTCGCGTTAAGCGCCGGTTAACTCGACGTGCTCGGCGAGGCGACGGCATCGGCTCGGGCGCGCTCGGGCGCCGCCATGGTGCAGTGCAGCGACCGGCCCCGCCCCCCTTCGCCGCTGGACGCGCGCGCCGGGGCGGGGGTGGGGGCAAAACGCGCGCGAAAGTTGGACGTCCTCCCCTCCCCACACGATTTCCGCGGGGAACATCCGGGGGGTGTCTGGAGAATTTCTGGGCCCGGAACATTCTGGGTTGGAGGGTCTGATGGCGACGACGCGGGAGGTTCTGCGGCGAAAGCGGCAGGAGGAGGCGTGGAGTGCGCACATGGAGCGCATTCGCGCGGCGGAGGCGCGTGGCGAGCCGTGGCCTGAGTGGCGGCCCGAGGAGGGTGTTGGCGTGGCGGGTGGTGCGATGCCGCCTGGCGAGCTTCGGTCGTCGACGGTGTTTGGCGGGAAGCTGATGGTCGAGACGACGGAAGGGACGTTCGTGCAGGGCGCCGAGGGATGGGTGCGGGTATGACGGACGTTGACGCCGAGGATCGGCCGCGGATTGAGCGCGATGCGGACGGGCGGCCGATCTACGAGCCCGACGGGAAGGTGCTGCGTGGGTTTCTGCTGTCGAATGCGCGGGTGCGGATCATCCGCGGGCCGATCCGCTCGGGCACTTCGTCGGCGTGCTGCCTGGAGATTTACCGGCGGGCGTGCGAGCAGGCACCGGGTCCGGATGGGCTGCGGCGGTCGCGGTGGTTCGTGATCCGCAATTCGTATCCGGAGCTGCAGCGCTCGACCGTGAAGACGTGGCTGGACTGGTTTCCGGAGCGGGATTTCGGCCGTTTCACGTGGTCGAAGCCGATGGTGCATTACCTGCGCAAGGGGGACGTGCTGGCGGAGGTGGTGTTCCTGGCGCTCGACAAGCCGGAGGACGTGTCGAAGCTGCGCTCGACGGAATGGACGGGCGGCTGGATCAATGAGCTGCAGTACATTCCGAAGGAGGTGTTTGATGAGGCGGAGTCGCGCATCGGCTACTACCCGGCCGTGAAGGATGGCGGGGCCACGTGGTCGGGGCTGTTCGCTGACCTGAACTCTCCGACGGAGGACCACTGGCTGCCGCGGCTGACGGGCGAGGTGCCGTTGCCCGAGGACATGCCGGAGGAAGAGCGGGCCGAATGGGTGTGGCCGGAGGGCTGGGAGTATTTCGTGCAGCCGCCGGGGCTGATTGAGGTATTCGGCGCCGATGGGAAGACGGTTGTCGACTACAAGCTGAACCCGGAAGCCGAAAACCTGAAATGGATCCCGAAGATCGGCGGCCGGCCGCTGTACCTGGAAACGATCAAGGGCAAGTCGAAACGCTGGATCGACAGCTCGATCATGAACCGGATCACGGCGCCGATTGACGGGCAGGCCGTGTGGCCGATGTTCCGCGAGGAGACGCACGTCGCGAAAGAGCTGCTGCGGTACAACGCGAACTGGCCGGTCGAGGTGGGGCTGGACTTTGGCCGGCGGCCGGCGGCGGTGTTCGGGCAGATCATCAACGACCGCTGGCAGATCATTGGCGAGCTCGTCGGAAGCGATCAGGGCGCGTCGGTGTTCGCGCCGCGCGTTCGGCGGTGGCTGTACCAGCATTGCCCAGGGCTTCTCGACGGCGAGGACACGGAGTCCGTGGAGAAGGCTATCCGGTACGGACGCCTGCGGCTGCACGGCGACCCGAAGGGGCAGGACAAGACGCAGGCGTCGGACGTGACGGCCTACGACGTGTTCGCGTCGTTCGGAATGAGCGTGCGACCGGCGCCGGTGCCGACGAACGACATCGCCACGCGCCTTGAGGTGGTGGAGTACGCGCTGAACACGATGCGGGACGGCGCGCCGCGGTTCCTGCTGTCGCCGTCGGTGGTGACGCTGAAGATGGCGATGGCCGGCGGCTACCGCTTCAAGAAGGGTGACGACCAGCGGACGGTGCCGGTGAAGGACCGCTACTCGGACATTGCGGACGCGCTGCAATACCTGCTGCTGGGCGCCGGCGAGGGCCGGGCGATGGTGGGCCGAGCGCGGCCCGGGGAGGCCGGATCGAACCAGCCGGTGAAGTGGTATCGGGGGGCCCGCTCGCTGCGGCGGGTGTCGTGATGGACGACTTCTCGAAGGCGCCGATGTCGATAGGCGAAATCCGGGCCAGCAGGGAGCTTGACGGCTCGAAATGGACGCCTCGCGACGTGCTCGTGTCGCTGTTACGGGAGATTGATGCCGGCGAGCGGCAGGTCGACACGATTTTCGTCGCGTTCGCGAACGGCGATGAGGTCGGCTACCGGCAATCGTCGCCTGGAGCGGTTCGCACGGTTGGCGTCATCGAACACGCGAAGATGCTCTTCATGGAGGACTGACATGGCGGATCGCGCGTTCGAGAGCCCAGGCGTCGAGCCGGCGACGTGGTTCGTGTTCTTCGAGACGCGGGCGCGGTCGCGGTGGCTGTCGTGGCTGGCGCTCGGCCGGTTCAAGCACGTATCGGCAGCTGGCTGGATACCGGAGAGCGGGCACTGGGTGTTCTACGACGTGAGCCTTCGCCGCTCGCGGATCGCCGTGATAACCGACGGCGCGCTGGCGTGGGAGCACATGAGCCGGATTCGCGACCACGCGGTGACGGTGGCGTTCTCGCCGCGCGATGGTCGGCGGTTCTGGTTCCGCGTGGGTTTCTGGTGCGTGCCGGCGATTGCGCATCTCGTCGGTTGCCGGACGCAGGCATTGCGGCCAGACGGGCTCTATCGGGCGCTGCTGCGGCAGGGTGGCGCGCTCGTCGACTGAGCCCTGTGCGGTGCGGACTTCGCGCCGCGGGGAGAGGGTCGGGCCGAATGGAGGTCCGACCCATGGGAAACGCATTCTCCGGCAGCTCCCAGCGGCGCATGATGATCGCGCAGCAGATCCAGGAAGAGCAACGGCTTGCTCAGCAGCGGGCCGAGATCGAACGGCAGCGGCGCGAGGCGGAAGAGGCGCAGGCCGGCGCCATGCAGGCCCTGCTTGCCCGAGACACGAACCGGCTCCTGCGGACGTTCGGCGCCCGGTCCATCGCCACGGCGGCACGGTGATCGGCCATGGCGGCGACCGCGCTCGAGAAGGAGGCGGTGCAGCGTCTCAAGGACGCCCGCGCCTGCAAGTCGCAGATCGAAGTTGATCTGCGCGAGGGCTATTTCTTCACGGCGCCGCGCCGGTCGAAGGACGTCTCGTCGAACGTCATCACGAACCCTGACAGGGCGCGCGAGGACGAATCCTCCCTCCTGCATACCTCGCTCGCCATGGAGGTCGCCCAGGACTTCGCCACCGAGGTGCTGAACACCTTCATGCCGGAGGTGATCAACTGGTGCGACCAGAAGCCCGGCATCGAGATGTCGGAGGATGAGTTCAACGACATTAAGGACGACATTGACGAGCAGACGGCGAAGATCATGGCCGCGATCAAGGCGTCGAATTTCTACGCCGCCGCGGCCCAGGCATTCATGCCTGACCTATCGCTCGGCACCGTTGCGCTCTGGATAGACAGCCTGCGGCCGAACGAGCCCATCGTCTGCCAGCACGTCCCGTTACGGGAGCTGGAGATCAACGTCGGGCCCTATGGCGAGGTTGATGACCGCTTCATCGTCCGCTCGACGCGGTACCGGCACATTCCCGCGCTTCTGCCTGGGGTGCGGTTGCCTGACGGCATTCGGCGGAAGGTGAAGGACGACCCGAACAGATCGTGCCAGGTGCGGTGGGGCTTCTGGCGCCGGTGGGACGACACCTCGGATGTCGTGTGGCAGTGGGTCATCATGATCGGCGACAGGGTTGTCGACGATGGCGTGCTGCGCGGCGAGGGCTCCTGCCCGCTCATCGTCGGGCGCATTAATGTCGACCAGTCGTTCCCGTATGGCGACGGCCCGACGCTGCAGGCGCTTCCTGAGCTTCGCCGCCTCGACGAGCTCGAAAAGCTCGACATCGAGGCGCGCGACTTCCAGATACACAAGCCATTCTTCTATGCCGACGACGGGGTGATCAACCTGTCGGGCGGCATCGAGCCGGGCATGGGCTATCCGGCGCGGCCGTGGGGCTCGGGCGCGCCGTTCCTGCCGATGGATTTCGGCTCGGATGCGATGACCGCGGAGTACACATTCCAGAAGATCGAGGCGCGCATCCGCCGTCTGCACTTCATCGACTTCCCTCAACAGGTCGGCAAGACGCCTCCGACGGCGGAACAGTGGCTTGACGAGCTAGCACGGGCCAAGCGCCGCATCGGCACGCCGGGCAAGGTGTTCTGGAAGGAGTTTCCAGCGCAGGTGTTCCTGCGGTTCAAGTACCTGCTCGAACAGCGCGGCGCCATTGCGCCGGTGAAGGTCAACGGCAACGAAATCGCTCTCGTGCCCTATGACCCGACCGAGCAGGCGCAGGAGCACCAGGACGTGCAGATTGCCGGCCGCATTCTTGAGATGGCGAGGGCCTACCTGCCGCAGACGGCCGAGGTGATCGTCGACGGGCCGAAGACGCTGGAGAACATCAAGGAGAAGCTGCGCGACAGCGTGGTGGTGCTGCGCTCGCAGGAAGAGATCGCGCGAGCGGTGCAGCAGCTCGCGCCCGTTCTGGGCGGTGGCGGCGGTATGCCGGCAGGTACGGAGGTCGCATGAGCCCCGATCAAGAGCTGGCCCAGGCGTGGCATCGGATACTGACGGATCGCCCGTTCCCGGGGGACGGCAAGAAGGCCGTTCTGTGGCTGCGGCGGCAGCTTCTGGAGGTCATGCCGCCTGGTTCCCCGTCCTGTGCGGTGCATGAGCATGAGGGCGCCCGCAGATTGGCCGCAACCATCCTGGGATTTGCGGTGAGTGCGGACGATGACGACAGCGAACGCAGGGGCCACGGCGACAGCGGCGACGACGCAGACGACGACCTCAACCTCGAACGGCTCCGGCAGCGGTATGCCCGCGAGCACGGCGGCGGTCGCGCCCGAGGGGTTCGCCGGCGCGTCCCCGCCTGATCGACCGCAGCGCCCCGACTGGCTGGCTGAGCAGTTCTGGGATGCCGAGAAAGGCGAGATCAAGGGCGCCGACCTCAAGGCATATCTGGACGACCTCGCCGCCTTCAAGGCCGCGGAGGATTCGCGCCGCGCGGCGGTGCCGGAGAAGCCGGACGCTTACGAGCTCAAGCTGCCGGCCGACTGGAAGGCGCCGGTTGGCTTCGATTTCCAGCTCGATGCGAACGACCCGATGGTCAATTTCGGGCGGCAGATTGCGCATCAGCTCGGCCTCGACCAGGCCGGATTCGAGCGCCTGGTTGGCGAGTACGCCAAGCACCAGATCGCTGAGCTCCAGAACATCGAGGCCCTGAAAGGTAAGCAGCTCGAAGCGCTGGGCCCGAAGGGCGCCGACCGCGTGGCGGCGGTCAAGAACTTCCTGACGGCCAAGCTCGGGCCGGAGGTGATGCCGTTCTTCGAGCATCTTCTGCAGTTTGCCCCTGCGGTTGAGGGGCTTGAGCGCCTGATCCGCACCGTCACGAGCGGCGGGCCCGGCTTCACGCAGGCCGGGCGCGAGAAGGCCGGAGCGGGGCAGATCGAGGGCTGGGACCGGATGACGCCGGCCCAGAAGTTCATGGCCGCGCGGCAGCGGCTTGGGATGGCCCGCGGTTGACGGGAAGGGGTGAGGAGAGCACGAAATGGCGGGAGAATTCGAGGAAGCCCTGACGCTGGTGCAGTACAGCCAGCGCCTTGAGGAGGGCAGCGCAGAGCGGGCGGTCGTCGAGACTTTCGTCGGCGAGTCCGACATCATGGCCGCGATGGTCATTCGCCCGGCCAAGAAGGGCAAGTATCGCTATCCGCAGGAAGAGGAGCTGCCGGACGTCAAGTTCCGTGCGTACAACGAGCCCGGCAACGCCAGCTCGGGGCGCACCTCCATGCAGGAGGAAGGCGTCTTCCTGATGGACGAGTACGTGAAGGTGGACCGTGCTCTCGTCGACGAGCTCGGGCCGCAGCATCGTGCGGAGCAGGAAGCGCTCAAGGTGAAGGCCATGGCGCGGCACTTCACCCGCACGTTCATCAACGGCGACAACATCGCCGATCCGCGCGAACCGAAGGGCCTCAAGCTCCGCGCGGCGATGGATGAGCAGACCACCATTCACAATTCGACCAACTCCGGTGGCGCGCCCCTGTCGCTTGCCAAGCTCGACGAGGCGATCAACAACGTCCGCAACCCGACGCACATCATCTGCGACCGGGCGCTCAAGCCGCTGCTGAACGCCGCGGCGCGCAACCCACAGATCACCAACAACATGCTCAACTACGACCAGCGTGACCCGCTTGGGCGGAACGTTCTGGCCTTTGGCGATCTGCCGTTCCTGTTCGGCTACCCGAAGTCGCGCGACGACTCCATCCTGCCGTTCGACGAGGTTGCCAACGGCGGTGGCAGCGCCGTCACGACCTCGCTGTTCGTGGTCTCGTTCAGCGAGGATGGCGTGTTCATGATCGAGGGCGTGCCGCTCCGGGTCACGGATGAGGGGCAGCTTCCGGGGCTGCCCCTGCTGTCGACCCACATCAAGTGGGACTGGGGCCTGGTCTCGAAGGAATACTCGATCTGCCGGCTGACCAGCATCGCCAACGGCGCGATCACTGCGTAATGGGCGGGCCCGGTACGCCGGGCCCCTTTCTGCAACGGGAAGGGTGGAGATAGGACAATGGCGAAGCGCTACTACCCGCTCGACGCCAACACGCTGTTCGGCGAAGGCGTGACTTTGACGGCGACGGGCAACGTCCAGAAGAACGGCTCGGATGTCGTGCTCAAGATTGGCAAGGGGCGGCAGGACATGGCGCTCGTGATCGATGTCACGAGCTACGACGCGACCGACGGGGATGAGCTGTACACGTTTCTGCTGCAGGGCGCGGATGCCGCCAACTTCTCTGGCAGCATCGAGAACCTTGCGATGCTTGAGATCGGCCCCACCGCGGCCCGCACCGGTGGCGCCCGCACGTCGCCGACGGGGCGGTACGCCATTCCGGTCTCGAACGATCTGATCGATGAGTTCACCTACCTGCGGCTGCGGCTGATTGCAGGTGGGACCACGCCGTCGATCACGTTCTCGGCCTGGCTTTCGGAGTGCCCGTAAGAGGGGCGCTCCCAAATTTGATCCTGGGAACCGACGATGCCGAGGAAGATCACCATCTATCACCGCAGCGGCGCGACTGCCGAGCTGTACACCATCGACGCACGCGAGGCCGTCGTCGGCCATCCGGGCGAGTGGAGCTTCCAGCCGTTTCCAGCGGAGAAGAAGCAGGAGCTGGCGCCCGAGGCCAAGGCTGGCGATGAAGCGGCCGCCGGGGACAAGCCGCGGTTCGTGGCGGTCCACCGCGGCAAGGGCTCCTACTCCGTCATGGACGGCGACAAAGAAGTCGTCGAGAAGCTGACGAAGGAGGAGGCGGAGAAGAAGGCGGCGGAACTGAACGCCGCCGGCTGACCCTCACCGTCTCGGCGGACGAAAGGCCCGGCCTCGTGCCGGGCTTTTTCATGTGCGGTGCATCGTCCGGGGGCGAGCGCCATCGTGCGGGCAATTCGGGAGACCGCGCATGGCAAGTCGGCTTTCCATCATCAACGATGCACTGCTCGGCACCGGCAACAACCGGCTCAACGTCGAGTATGACGGCTCCGATGCCTGGACCATGGCGGAATCGGCCTATCGGCGCGCCGTCGGCTATCTGATCGCGAAGCACGACTGGAATTTTGCCACGCGCACGGTGCCGCTTGCCGGCCTGCTGCCGTCGTCGCCGCATCCGCTCCTGTCGAAAGCCTACGCTCTGCCGGGCGACTGCCTGCACGTCTCGTCGGTCTGGATCGGGCTGAACGGCGGCCCAGGCTCGGTCCCGCTCAACCGGTACGAGATCGTCGACGACAAGCTCTGCTGCGATCACGACCAGGGCCTGACCATCCTCTATGTGCGGGCCCCCGACCCGGACAAGTGGCCGCCGGGGTTCGTCGAGGTCTGCATTGCCAAGGTCGAGGCGTACCTGCTGCAGGGCCTGAACGAGGACACGGACAACGCCCGCCGCCGGCACGCTGATGTCGAGGACATGCTGGCGGAGCTGAGGACGCGGCACGACCAACAGACGCCGGCCCGCGCCATCCTGCGCTCGCGCTCGGCCGAGCGGCGCGCGGGCGGCAGCGGGCGCGCGTTCCTGCCGGTGCCGCCGTATGGTGGGGTTGGCCGATGATCAATGCGCAGATCATTGCGCAGCGGGACTTTTCAGCCGGGCAGCTCGACCCGACGGCCGCCCGCGGCGACGACACGGACATCATGCGCGCCGGGCTCAAGCGGGCCCGGAACGTGCGCATTCTCGGCACGCGGGCGCTCAAGCGGCGTCCGGGCCGTCGCATCCTGTTCTCGACGACCGGACGCGCGGACATCGTTCAGCCGACCGCCGGCGAAACCTGGTACATGGCACTGGAGCCCGGGCGGATCACATTTCGCAGGAAGGGGGCGCTCACGGCCCAGACGATCACGGGCATGCCGTGGACGGCGGACATCATCGGCGACCTGCGCTTTGCGGAGTCGCAGAACGTTGTCATCATCTCGGGGCCCGGCATCCGGCCGCAGCTTTTCGACTACACGCCATCGATCGGCCTGTGGACGCATAGCGTTTTCGCATTCGCGACTGATCCGACGGGCGCCATCCGCGCACCATTCCACAACTTCTTTCTCGGCCGCGGTATCACGGTGCAGCCGTCCGCCCGGTCCGGCAGCATCACGCTGACCTTCTCCCAGCCTGTGCTCGATCCGGGTCACGTTGGCGTGCGCTTCCGCTATGCCGAGCGCCAGGTGGAGATCACGGCAGTCAACAGCCCGACGAGCGCCACGGCGACTGTCATCGAGGAGCTGCCGCCGACCTACAACGTGACCTTCAACACTGTCTCCGGCCTGCAGGTAGGGGATATCGTCGAGGGCGTGACGAGCAGCGCGCGCGGCGTCGTGACCGGGATTGCCGGAACGACGGCCACGATCCTGGTGACGCAGAACTGGGCGGGCTTCCAGTCCAGCGAAGTGGTGGCCGGACCGCGCTCGAGGATGACGGTTTCATCGCAGTCGGCCGCCGCGCCAGCGGCAACGTTCCTCTGGGAAGAGGCGCTGATGTCGGATTTCCGGGGATGGCCGCGCGTCGTCTCCAAGGACCAGCAGCGCGTCATCTTCTGCGACTTCCCGCAGGTGGGATCGGCGGTGGTCTACTCCGCCACCGGCACCGTGAATGACTTCCTCGTGGGCGGCGAGCCGGAGGATGCCATCTTCGAGTTTGTGCCGGACAACTGCACGGTGCGGGACGTGGTGGGCGGCGCCGACGAATTCATCTTCACCGACAAGGGCGTCTACTACGTCCCTGTGTCGGAGAACAATCCGCTGGTGCCTGGCTCGATTTCGTTTCGCCGGATCAGCGACGATCCGTGTTCGACGATCCGGCCGGTGCTCACGTCCGAGGGCATGGTGTTCGTCAACGCCTCGCTGACGCGCGTGTTCGCCCTCGTCGGCACCGGACAGACGACACGGCCCTACATAATCGAGGACCTGACGCAGTACCATTCGCCGCTCATCAAGTCGCCCGTTGCGATCACTGCGAGCTCGGCCGATGTCACGACTGCAGAGCGGTATCTGTACGTGGCGAACGGCCAGGACGGCACGCTCGCCGTGGGACGCTACCAGGAACGCCGGTCGGCCGGATCGTATGTCGGGTGGGTGCCGTGGGATGGGGCCGGGCGCATCGAATGGGTAGCCTCGGGCGGTTCCGACGTGATCGTCACGGCGAGCTACAACGTGGGCGGGCAGGAGCTCCGCTTCGTCGAGGTGTTCGATGAGGGCCTTCTGGTCGACGCGGCTCAGCCGCTCGCCAGCAGCACGGGAACGGAGGTTCTGGAGTTCACGCCTGGCGATCCTGTCGAGTTCGAGCCCGGCGATCCTGTGGAGCTGGGGAACACCTATGCGTTCAACTGGGCCGTGGGCACGACGCTCTCGGTCGTGCAGGCCGGGTGGTATCGCGGCGACTACACGATTGAGCCGGACGGCTCGCTGTCGGGCCAGATTCCGGTGCAGAGCGCGGTGGGGATGACGGGCGGCTTCTCGTTCACGGTCGAGGTTACGCCGTTCGTCCCGCATGCGCCCGAGGGACAGTCGCAGCGCCAGCGTCTCCGGCGGCGCCGTCTCAAGCAGGTTGCGGCGACAGTGCAGCGAACGCAGGCGATAGAGGTCGCCGGCTGGCTCGTGCCGTTCTACCGGGCGGGGGAGAACGAGGAGGAACCGCCGCCGATGCGCGACGAGACGTACCGCACGCGCGTTCTCGGCCGGGCCATCGATCCCGAGTGGTCGCTGGTCCAGTCGCTTCCAGGCTCGCTGACCATCCTTGAGCTGACGACTGAAGTCACGATCTGAGGCGGTGTGCGGTGCCTGCGCTCGCCTCGCGCGGCAGTGTGGCCCTCGAGAATTGCGAGGGTCATCATGGGCGATCCTGTCTCTACCGGCATTCTGGCGCTAAATGCTGCAGGCACCGGCGCCGGCATCTTCTCGGCGCTCGCCGGCGGACAGCAGAGCAAGGTCAACGCGCAGCTCGAGGCCGGCCGTGCCCGCATGCAGGCGGAACGTCTCAAGGTCGCGGCCGAGGCGGCCAAGGTGCGCGGCATTCAGGTCGACACGGCATTCCGCGAAGACCTCAACCAGTCCTTGCAGAACCTGTACGCGATCCGTGCAGCCCAAGGCGCGTCGGTCGACAGCCCGACCTCGCGCGCCCTTGGCGAGCGTGCGCGGGTGACGAACGACCGGGCGCGCCGTGTGGCCGTGAGCAATGAGCGCCTGCGGGCGATGGGGATCGAGAACGAGGCGGCAGTCGCGGAGGGCGACGCGATGGCGCTTCTGCGGGCGAGCCGCCGCTATCGGACGGCATCGCTCATCTCGGCCGCGGGGCAGGCGATTTCGGGTGCCGGCTCGTTCCTGAGGGCCGGGCAGACCGCGGGGTATTGGTAATGGTCGACGCATTCGAGGCATCCGGCGCCGGCCGCGTCCGGCAGCAGCTCACGGACGTTCCAAGCACGCGCGATCCGCATGTGGTTCCGGTCGACAGGCTCACGCGGCCCTATACGGCCATTGCGGAGGCGGTCGGGCACGTCGGGAAGGCGCTGCACCAGGCGGCGGACGACCTTGCTGCCTACAACGCCATGGCGCACCAGACTGCGTTTGCCGAGGCGCAGTTCCAGATCGACAAGGACATTGCCGAGGCGCGGGCGCAGTACCAGCACCGGCCGGCGGAGTTCGAGGCGTGGGCGAAGGAGTACGCGCGCACGGTCGGCAAGGATAGCCCGATCCTGCGCGACAAGCTGCGGACCTACGCAACGCGGGTGGCTGGCAATGCATTCTCGAACCTCGTCAACGACAAGCGTCGCCATGACGAGCAGACGGCGCTGGCCACGCTGAAAGCGCGGCGCGAGGACGTCGAGAGCCGCCTGGAGGACATGGTGTTTCGCGGGGCGGACAAGAACCCCGACGGGACGCCGACGCAGGAATACGCGCAGCTCCTGACGGACGCCGACGACATCCGGCGGCAGATGGTTGGCAATCCGAACCTCGCCTATTCCGAGGAGATGGCGAAGCTCGATGCCGAGCGGTTTGACCGGCGCATGACGGCCATGGCCATCGTCGGCGCGGCCAGGCGCGATTACGAGCGCGATGGCAATTTCAGTCGCGCGCAGAAAGCAGCCGAGGACGCGCTGAACAGCGTGGCCGGTTTACCGCCCGAAGATCGGATCCAGTACCTCGGCCTCATCAAACGAAATCTGGAGGGTGCCAACGCCGTTCGCAGCGCCCTGACGCAGGAGACGAAAGAACGCGCCCTAACGCTCCGGCAGCTCTACCGCAGCGGGCAGAAAGTGCCGGATGCCGAAACAGATGCCGTCATCGAGGAGCTTCGGCGCTACGGGGCGCACAGCGCAGCGGACGATCTTGAGATGGAGCGCGAGGCCGCGAGGCTGGAGCCGGCGGCCCGCGCGTCAGCGCGCGGTGCCGTCGCAGCCCTCGGCGGCCTGCAGAACCGCGCTCTGGGCGCCGGTGGCGGGCAGACCGCACCTACGCCGCGGCAGCCGCCGCCGGAAATCGCTGCGGCTGTCAACATGGCGGCGGAGAAGTACGGCCTCAGCTCTTCCCTTCTGTTCCGCATCGCGTGGATCGAAAGCCGCTTCGACCCGAACGCCATCAATCCGAATTCCAGGGCGGCCGGGCCGTTCCAGTTCATCCCGTCGACGTGGCGCCAGTACGGCGGCGGCGCGAGCCCGCACGATCCCGTCGCGAGTGCGGATGCCGCCGCCAGGCTCCTGCTCGACAACAAGCGCTATCTGGAACGGACGCTTGGTCGGCCGGTGACAGACGGCGAGCTCTACCTTGCCCACCAGCAGGGCGCCGCAGGCGCGGCGAGGCTCTTGAGCAACCCGAACGCGCGGGCGGCCGATATCGTCGGCATGAGCGCCGTGACCATGAATGGCGGCACGCCGGACATGACGGCCGGCCAGTTCGCCCAGCTCTGGATTCGCAAGGTCGAGGGGGCCGATAGCGCGACCGTGCCGGTGGCCGCCGGAACATGGCAGCAGAGCCCCGTCTATCATGAGCTGCTTGGCCGCTTTCAGACCATCGTCAATGACGGCGCGCGGCAGACGTGGGCCGGCATCAAGGGCGCCTTCGACAACGGCTATCAGCCGACCGAGCAGGAGATGGAAGACCTGCTCACGTACCTGCCGAAGGTGTCGGACGCGAAGCTCCGCAAGGAAATTCTGGACGGGCTTGCCGTGGCGGAAGCGGCCGGCAAGACGGCCGGCCTGCCGGTCCAGCGGCTCCGGGAGCTCGTGGCCCAGGCGGAGGCGGCGGCGGCCCGTGGCGAGGTTGACCCGCTCGGCCGGCAGTTGATCGAAGTCTGGAACCGGCAGGCGGAGGCGCGGACGCGCGTGTTGCGCGAAGAGCCGACGCTGTATGGGAAGGTCGATCCGGAGACGGGCATTCCCGTGCCGAAGCCGCTCGACCTGTCGAGCGTCGACGCGCTGCGGGCCTCGATAGAGGAACGCCAGCGCACGCTCGAGATCGTCAAGCAGGCCAACCCGGATGCCTCGGATGCCGTGTTCTCCAAGACGGACATCGGCAACATCGCCACGGCCATCAAGGCTGCGCCCGAGAATGCCCAGCCGCTTCTCGGACAGATCACCGCCATGCTGACGCCCGACCAGCTCGGCCTGTTCATGGCGAACGAGGAGATCGTGAACACGATCACCGGCATGGCTCGGTCCGGCGACCCGCAGAAGATGGGGGCCGCCTACTCGATCCTCGACGCCGAGTATCGGCGTGACCCGCAGGCTTTCGAGCGCGTCTACGGGCGGGACATCGAGACGAACCTGCGCCTGTGGCAGGACCGGCGGCAGTACATGACGCCAGACCAGCTCATGGCGGAGATGAAGCGGGCGGACGATCCCTCGGTGCGCGAGGCGCGTCGGAGGCTGCGGCAGGAAGCGGAGGAGCTGGCGAAGGATTGGACCGTCGAGGACGTGCGCAACAAGCTCGGCCACGGCGGCTTCCTCGGCTTTGGCCAGGCTGGCGTGCCGAGCGATGCCGGCATGGCCGCCACGCTGCGGCAGGAGTTCGTGCGCGAGTTCGCCATCGCCTACGCGGAGACGGGCAACGAGGCGAGCGCGACGAAACTCGCCGCGGATCGCGTCAATCGCGTATGGGGGCCGTCGGCCGCCAACGGCGGCGAGATCATGCGCAACCCGCCGGAGAAGTTCTATCCCACCATCGGCGGCTCGCACGACTGGATCACGGACCAGCTTGACGAGGTCGTGCGGAGGGCCATCGAAACGCAGCTCGACGTGCAGACGGTGGAGCAGCGGCCGGGCGAAATGCGGCAGCGGGCGGACCGGATGATCGCTGCCGAGCGGCGCCTGGTTGCCGACCGGCAGACGGATGCCGAGTGGAGCCGCGGAGAGCCGCCGTCGTATCGCGTCGTCATCAAGACTGACGATGGCCGGTTTGTCGCGCTCGAGGATGCGGATGGGCGCCCGCTTCGCTTCCGGGCCGATGCAGAGGCGGCCCTGGCGGAGCATCGGCGACGGGCTGGGGTGATCCGCTCATTCCTGGAGTCGCCGGCGGCGCGGAACGTCCGCCTGCCTATGCCGGGCGCGTTCGGTCTCTCCATGCCTGCTTTCGGAGATCGCTGATGCCGCTCTTCCCCGAGGAACAGCCGACCGGCCTCGAGTTTCGCGAGGTCACGGGGCGGCCGGAACCAAATCCTTTCGCGGGCTACGAGCCGACCATCGGCGACACGATCCGCTCGGCGTTTCGCATGGAAAACTCGGTGGCCTCGCTCATACGGGCGCTCGAAGCTCAGCAGCGGGCGCCGGCCGACCCTGACCACAACCCGCTCGAGACGATCCGCGGCACGCGCTATGAGCGCGACTATATCGACCGCTTCCTCACCTCCCGAAACGAGGAGGAAACGCGCTCGATCATGGCGCGTATCGATGCCGAGGAGCGCGACCGACAAATTCTGGAGGATGCAGGCGGCTGGGGCATTGCGGCAGGCATCGCGGCGGGTGTCATCGATCCGCTCATCTTCCTGCCGGGCGCGGGCCTCGTGCGATCCGTGCGGGGCGGCTATTCCATCGCCAAGTCGGCCGGGCTTGTGGGCCTCGCCGGCGGCCTGCAGGCGACGGTCTCCGAGGCGGCGCTGCAGGCGTCGCAGGTGACGCGCACGCCCGAGGAATCGCTGATCAAAATCGGCACGGCTACTCTCCTGTCGGGCCTCATTGGCGGCGGCGCGGCGGCGCTGCTCTCGCGTGCCGAGCGCCGGGCGCTGGAAGCGGCTCTGGACGTCGACCGCGCGGCGCTGTCGCGCCAGGCAGGCGTCGAGGAGCCGTCGGTGCGGGACGGCTTTACAATGCCAGCCTCCGCGGGTGCCGCGGCCACGGACCCGCGCGAGCTGCGGCTGGTTTCGTTCGGGCTGGACCGCGTGCCGGTCATCGGCGACCTCATCAAGCGCACGTCGCCTACGCTGCGTATCTTCTCGTCGGACAACGTGCCGGCGAAGCGGGTGATGGCCGATCTTTCCGAAACGGTCCTGCGCTTCGAGGACAACACGCTCGGCATCCCGACCTCGCTGGGCGGGCCGCCCGTCTCCCGTATCGTCACGCTGCAGAAGGTGCGTGCGGCCATCGAAACGAGCGACACGCTGCGCGACACGTTCATCCGCTATCGCTACGGCGACCAGGCACCCAACACGGCCCCCATCGCGCGCTCGAATCTCGACGACCTGCTCGGACGGAACGGCGACAAGCTGTCATATAGCGACTTCAAGCGCGAGGTGACGCGGGCGCTCATGTCCGGTGATGTCCACCCGATTGTCGAAGTGCAAGAGGCGGCGCAAAAGCTGCGCGCGAACATCCTCAAGCCGCTCGAGCGCGATCTCAAGGCGGCAGGTCTGCTGCCGGAGGATGTGGACGGGCCAAAGGGCGACCCCTCGTGGTTCGCGCGCATCTGGAACAAGTCGGTCATCGCCGCTCGCCGCCACGATTTCAAGAAGCGCATCGTGGACTGGCTCGCCGCCGAGCAGGCGGAGAAGGTCGCCGCCCGCGAGCGGATCATGGAGCTGGTCGCGGAGCGCGACCGGCTCGAAGCGGCCATTGCCAAGCTGGAGGCGAAGCAGGAGAGGCTTGCCGCGCGCACGGCCGATCTGGAGTCCCGGCTAGACGAGCGCGGGATGGAGGTGCGCCGCACAGCGGCGCGGACTGACGCGCTGGAGGAGCGGGCCTCGCTCATCGCGGAGGAGATTTCGGAGCTCGCCGAGTTCATCGACGCGATGAAGGCGGAATTGCGCTCGCCCGAGCTGACCGAGCAACTGCGCGAGCTCGAGCGCGAGCTGGCGGCCCTGCGTCGCGCCGATAAGCCGATCACGGAAGCCGACCTCGACAAGATCGAGAAGGAGGAAAAGCGCTCGATCCTCACCGGGGACGTGCGCACGGCAATCAACATCCTGACCGGGCGCAACAAGAGCCACCGGCTGCCGAGCTTCCTTGCCTGGATGGCGAAGAACGGCGGCATCGTCGACGACCACGGCGAGGTGGTGGCCATTCTCGGCGACGCCCGCGCGGTAGTCGGCCTCGTGCGCAAGACGGGCCGCGGGCGCACCATCGACGAGTGGGGCGAATACCTCTACGACCAATTCGGCTTCGCCTTCCCTGACGGCCGGCCGTCGTACAACGAGGTGCTGCGGATCATCGACGAGGCCCAGCGCGGCAACCCGCCCTGGTGGTTCCTCGTCGACGAGAACGGACAGCCGACCAAGGCGGCGCGCGTCGACGAGATGGTGCGTATCCTCGACGATATGGCGCGCGAGGCTGGCGTCGATCCGCAGACGGCCGATGACTGGTACTACCTGCTGCGGGGCGAGAGCGTGCCGCGGACGCTCGATGACCTCGAGCGGGAGCTGGCGGCGATGGAGGCCGTCGGCCAGCCGGTGCCGCCCGGTGCCCGTGCCGAGCAGGTGGCGGGGATCATCGCCGCTCGGCGTGAGGCAATCGCCGATATTCGCGCGGCCCGCGACAAGGCAATTCGCGCCGGCAGGACGAAGGCGCGGCAGCTCGGCATTGCGGAGGCCCGCGTCGACGAGGCTGCCCTGGCGGAGCGAGCGAACCGCGGGCGGCTCGGTATCCTGTCGGATCGCCTCGACCGGGCCCAGGCGCAGCGCGAGATGCTGGAACGGGCGAGGGCTCTTGCCGACGAGGCGATGGAGAAGACGCGGGCCCGTCTCGAGGAGGAGCTGCGCGGCTGGAAGGGCAACTCCGCCGCGGATGCCGTGTCTGCGCTCAAGACACGGGACGAGGCGGCGGCCGGCCGTGCCGAGAACGCCCCGCGGTTGCGGGCTGCGGATCGGGCAGTGGACCGGGCGGCCCGGCGCATCGTCGAGACGGATTACGACTGGACGCCCGATGAGATCGCGAGCCGAGCCGACGAGATCATCGACCGCATCCTCGGCTCGCCAGATGGTCGCCTGCCCTACGATATCGCCTCGCCGCAGCCCGGCGGCGTGAGACAGTCGGACGACCTGCGGGGCTCGCTCAAATCCCGCGACTTCGCCATCCCTACGCAGCTCGTGTGGGATTTCGTCGAGCAGGACGTCGAGCACATCATGAGAGTTGTCATGCGGACGGTGCTGCCCGACCTGCATCTGACGACCCGCTTCGGCGACGTGAACATGACGGAGCAGATGCGGCGGATCAACGAAGCGTCTGCAGCGAAGGCCGCGGCTGCCAAGACCGAGGCGGAGCGCATTGCCATCGAGAAGGAGCGGACCCAGCTCATCCGCGACCTCGCCGCCACGCGCGACCGGATTCGTGGCATCTATGGCTGGAGTGCCGACCGCCGCATGCTCGGCCGCGTGTCGGCAGCTGTGCACGCCTGGAATACCATCGCCGATCTTGGCGGCGCGATGCTCAACTCCTTCGGCGATGCCGCCGGCGTGGTGTTCCGTTATGCCTTCATGAACGTCTTGCGGGATGGATGGATACCGTTTTTCTCCGGGCTCGTCGGTCGGTCGAAAGTCTACGGCGTGGCCAAACGCCAGGCTCGAGCGACGGGCGTGGCAATCGAGACGGAACTGAACATCCGCGCGCACCAGCTCAACGATCTGATTGAGGGCTACCGGCCCGATACCCGCTTCGAGCGCGCCTTGCAGTGGGGCGCCAATCGCTCGCAGCTCGTCAACTTCCAGGCCCCGTGGACGGATGCCGTGAAGACGATTGCCTATTCCGTGGCGTCGTCGGAGCACCTGCGCATGATCCGCCGCGTGGTGGAAGGACGGGCGAGCAAGCGAGACATCACCATGCTCGCGGAGAACAACATCGACGCGGCCATGGCCGAGCGCATCTGGAAGGCGTTCAACGAGGAGGGCGGCGGCGAGGTGGTCGACGGCGTGCGCCTGCCGAACACGGGTGCCTGGCAGGATCGCGGCGCCGCGCTTGCCTTTGAGGCGGCCATGGGCAAGGAAGCCGACGCCCTCGTGGTGACGCCCGGCCTTGAACGGCCGCTCTGGATGAGCGATCCGATCTGGAGCCTGCTCGGGCAGTTCAAGTCGTTCATCGCCGCGGCGAACGAGCGCCTGCTGATCGCGAATCTGCAGCGTGCCGACGCTGCTGCCCTGCAGGGGCTCATCTTCTCGGTGGCGCTGGGCATGCTGTCGTATCGGGCCTACACGTGGGCCGCGGGGCAGGATGCCAGCGACCGGCCGCAGGACTGGATCAAGGAAGGGCTGTCGCGCTCCGGTGTCATGGGGTGGTTCGACGAAGTGAACTCGCTCACGGCCAAGGCGACGCGGGGGCAGCTAGACGCCTTCCGGCTGATTGGAGCCGACCGGCCGCTGTCCCGCTATGCTTCGCGCTCGGTCCTGTCGGCGCTACTTGGGCCGACGGCTGGCAAGATCGAGAAAGTCTCCCAGGTGACGGGCGCCGCCGCCACCGGCGAGTGGACGGCTTCGGACACGACGGCGCTGCGCCGGCTGATGTTCTTCCAGAATTTGTTCTGGATCAGGAGGCTTCTTGATCAAGTAGAGGACGGGGTGAACAACGCCTTCGGGATTCCGGAGCGGCGGCAGTAACCCGCTGTGCGGTGCGGGCATCGGCCCGCGATCGCAGGGTGTCGGCATCTCAACAGGTGCCGACATGCCCGCCAACATCGCTAACGCTGACCGCTTCGTTCACTACACGCCCAACAACTCGACCGGCCCGTTCCCGGTGCCGTTCCCGGTCTTCGATCCGACCGGCGCCGATCTCGAGGTGACGCTGAACGGGCAGGTTGTCACCAGCGGTTGGAGCTTCACCGGTACGCTGGAGCCGGGCTTCTATGGCGCGCCGAACACGTGGGTGAACGGCTCGATCTCCTTCGACGCTCCTATCTCTGGCTCGCTCTACATCGAGGGGAACCGCGCCCCGCGGCGGCCTGCCGAGGCACAATTCGCCGAGGGGCGCGGCATCCCGGCGCGGGACCACAATACCGAATTCAACACCCTGACGGCGATCTGCCGCGAACTCTTTCAGCGCCTTCGCCGGACGATCCGCGTTCCACTGGGGGAGCAAGGGCTGGAACTCCCGCCAATTGCAGATCGCATCGGCAAGTACGTCGGGTGGGACGGGAACGGGAATTTCATCCCGCTTCAGCCGAACGAGATTCACAGCGGCGACATTGGCGATAATGCAGTGATCTCGTCGAAGATCGCTGACGGCGCCGTCACCGATCCGAAAGTCTTCGATCCACCTTCCCCCAGTCACCCTGACGCGGTGCGTGCGAGCAAACTTTCGTTCCTTCAGGCGGGCACTGATGCGGTCTATCGCACCGTGCAGGATAAGCTGCGCGAGTTCGTGAGCGTCAAGGATTTCGGCGCGGTTGGGGATGGTGTGACTGATGACACGGCCGCATTCCAGGCTGCTGCGGCGTATTTCGGTTCTGGGGGTTCGCTTTTCGAATCCAACGGGGGTGTGCTGTTTGTGCCGAAGGGTCTGTACAAAGTTACCGGGCAAACGCTTTTTCAGCGGACAGGTGTGCGCATCATAGGCGAGGGACTGGATGCCACCAAGATTACTGTTGCCGCCGATCTTGGCGATGCCGCAGTTTTCAAGTTCGACCAAATACTCTCCTATTACAGCATGGTAGGTGCAGGCGTCGAAAACCTGAGCATCCACATGAATGGATTCACCGGCCACGGCGTGCATATGCTAAAGCCTTATGACGGTGTTTCTTTGCGCAATCTGTACGTGGAAGACGTGGCAGACGGGTACAACGGCTACCGCATCGAGCCTGACCCCGATAACACGGCTGACACCATCTCGCAAACAGTGGTATTGGAAAACTGTTTAGCCAGACACAAGAACGCAACCGCCACCGCACCGCTGTTCTACCTCTCCAATCTACAGGAGGCTGTGCTGACGGCGTGCAAAGCCTTCGGCACCTATGAATGGCACGGCAAAGCGCCGTGCTACCCATTTGAGTTTGTGGACTGCCGGGGGATCGTGCTCAATGGTTGCTCATCTGCATTTGCTTCTAAGCATGGCGTCAAGATCACGGTTTTAACTCGGCCCAGCACCGGCTTTCTGATCGCAAACCACACTTTTGAAACCATCGACGGAGCAGTGCGAGCAGACGGCCTTGCGGGTATCGGGGATGTCATCGACCTGTGCGTAATCAACCCGCGCACTGAGGGTGCCGTGGCAAACGCATCTGGTGCGTTTGACCTGAACCGAGTTATTCGTTCGAGCATTGATGCTGGAGTGTTGACTGTCAACATTGATGCCGACAGCATTGCCAACATCGTCCTGTCTGGGGATACCACCCAAGTCACAGACGCAGGGACTGCCACGACGATTTTAGGCTCAGCAAACCAAGCGGACCCGCGGTACAAGATCATCGCTGGGGGACTTCGCGTATCTAATGCCGGAACACAGCACCTAGTAACCGCCAACGCGTCGGTACAGCTTTACTCAAGTGGTGCAATTTCAGTTCAGGCGGATTACCCATTTGGTCCTTCACAAGTAGGCGTTCTGCTGGCTGTCAATCGCGGAGGCACCGTAACGCTGTCAAGGGTTGAGATCGGTGAAGCAGATTCTGGCGGAGTGGGGTTCCGAATATTGCGTGTCGCAAACTAAATGCTAAACGTATCCGTGGCCCAGTCCTGCGCCGCTACCATTCGGCGGACAAACAACTGCAGGGCGGGCCGTGGATGACGTATCCCATCAAATCAACTATCTGGCAAAACGACTACATGAAACGGACCACACCATGATCGATTCCGTTGAGTTCGGCGAGATGCGCAGGCCATGGACCGGCTCGAAGCCGCATGGCGGGCGGGGAAGCTGAAAGACGTGAAGCGGAGCCGCGCTTGGTCTGACGCCGGAGCAAATCGACGCCATGTGGACGGAGGCCGCCGCGCTATGACGACCGCCATCTTTACCATAGCCGCCTGCGCCGTGCTCAACCGTGCGCGCGGGGATGATCGCTGGATGCCCGACTGGCTCCCCGGCCGGGCGCTCTATGGAGTGCACCCTGTTTTGACCGGACAGGCGGCATAGCCGATAAGGCATAGGCATACGCCTATGATTATGACTATGACTTCTGATCCGTTCTCGCCTTCGCCTCGTGTTGAAGTGATCACCTCGGTGCAGCGCCGGCGGCGCTGGACCACGGCCGAGAAAGTGCGCCTCGTCGAAGAGGCCATGCAGCCCGGCATGTCGGTGTCCTATGTGGCACGCCGGGCCGGTATCGCACCCAGCCAGCTCTTTGCGTGGAAGCGCCGTATGCTCGAAGGCGGTGCGACCGCCGTTCAGGCCGATGACGATGTCGTTGGCGCAGGCCGTGTGCGCGAACTCGAGAAACGCGTGCGTGATCTGGAGCGCATGCTGGGCAAGAAGACCATGGAGGTCGAGATCCTCAAGGAGGCGCTCGATCTTGCCGCCCCCAAAAAGCCAGTGTTGCGGCTCGCCTCGTTCGATCAGGACGGTTCGCTGTGAAGACGGTCGCCGACACGCTCGGCGTTTCCCGCTCCAACCTCGTCGAGCAGGCGAAGAAACGCCCTCTCGAAAGCCCGGCGACGCGCAAGCCATACACCAAGGCTGAAGATGTGGCCGTGCTGCCCGCGATCCGCAGGCTGGTCGATCAGCGGCCGACCTATGGCTATCGCCGCATCACGGCTCTGCTCAACCGCGAGCGGCGCGCCCAGGACCTGCCGTCGGTCAACGCCAAGCGGGTGCTGCGCATCATGCAGGCCAACGGTCTCGTGCTGACGCGCCATACCGCCTATCGTCCGGCCCGCACCCATGACGGCGTCGTCATTGCCCTGCGCTCCAACATCCGCTGGTGCTCGGACCACCTCGAGATCAAATGCCGCAACGGCGAGATCGTTCGGGTGCTGTTCGTCATCGATGCCTGCGACCGTGAGATCATCGCCTGGTCGGCCGTCGCCCATGCCGGCGTCTCGGGCGAGATGGTGCGCGATCTGATGGTCGAAGCCGTCGAGAAGCGCTTCGGCGGGACGAGAACGCCGCATCCTGTCGAATGGCTGTCCGACAACGGCAGCGCCTACATCGCGCGGGAAACGGCGACCACCGCGATAGCACTTGGGCTACGGTTGGCCTTCACCCCTGTTCGCTCGCCGCAGAGCAATGGAATCTCCGAGGCCTTCGTCAAAACCCTGAAGCGAGATTACGCCCGAAACGTCATCCTGCCAGACGCCGAAACCGTCCTCGCCTTGCTGCCGAAATGGTTCGACGACTACAATGAAATCCACCCGCACTCCGGCTTGCGCTTCCTCTCGCCACGAGAGTTCAGGGCAAAGGCCGCCGGTGCTTAATGCAGACCGTCGCCTGTCCGGTCAAACGGGGTGCACTCCACTCTACTACACGGCGCCGCTGATCGGCGCCATCGCCGCCATCCTCGGCGGCATCTCCTTCGGGGCGGCCATCGGGGCCGCCTTTTTCGTTTGGGGCGCTCCGGCGTGGGGCTTTGCTATCGTCGCTTTCGGCGGGCCGCCGTGCCGATGGAGTGGCCGCCATAGCGCCTCTGTGCGGTGCGTCTGATTGGGGCGCCCCGCATCCTCCGGGCATCTCGCGCGAGGTGCCCGATGATCAATCGCACGACGTTCTTCAGCTACGCCCGGCGCGCGCCTTTCGGAGGCCGGCTCACGACTGAGCAGGTCAAGGGCTGCGAG